ACAGCCCCACGCGCTGACGTAGCCGAACGCGCGCAGCTTCTGACACACCGGCGCGAGAGCCGTCGCCACTTCCAGCGTGTCGAAACCCGGCACACCGAGAATGCGGGTTTTTACGCCGGTGACGGCTTCGGCGGTGAGCAGCGCTTTCAGGCCGGTGTACTTACCGTTCTCATCCGTGGTGCCGATGATGTTGGAAATGGTCTGCGCGAGCGCCTCTTCTTCATCGTCGCTGGTGCCTTCTGCCACGCGCACGACGACGGTCACCGGTTTTGACTGGTCGGCGATTGCCTGGAGGGATGCGGCCAGCGTGCCTTTTTTACCGGCTTTGGCGATGGCGCTTTGCACACTGGTGATCAGCACCGGCTCATTGAGGGGGAAAGTGGCCGCGTCGGCATCGCTGGCGGTACAGACCATGCCGACGATTGCCGTTGAGACCGTGGAAATGACGCGCGTGCCGTCGTTGATTTCGACGACCTGCACACCATGATGATAATCACTCATCCGTTTAACTCCGAGGGGTTGGGGTGAGTGTTATTTTCCAGGCTGCGCGGGCACGGGGCTATTTATCAGGGATGGTTGCGGTGCTGTACAACACTAAACAAAAGGCGAGTATCAGCATAGCGATTAATCTGAGGGTATGGTTCTTATTCTATATTTTGTGAATTGTTTCCTGTATCAGGCGTCGTTTGGTACGGGGTATTGGTGCTATGATCGACATAACTCAGTCCGGTTGGTGATTTCTAATGTCTGATAATTTATCGCTCAATCCGGGCTGGGTTCCCTTTAAGTGATCTACTATTGGAGCAGTTATTTAGGAAATCATGAAAACAATTCAATGCTGTTGCAGTGAAAGGTAAGTATATCAGTAGGCATTTTTTAAAAACGCTACCTGTCTTTATAAACCTGCTATGCGCATAAAAACAGGTAAGCTCAATTATTTAAATACATTCACCTTTTTCTTAAAGAAAAAGGCAAGCTTGGATAATTCTCTTCTATTATTTCTTTTTCTTTATCACTCATGGAGTCGTAACAAGTCTCGTATACAATATTGAAGAATACTTTGTCTTGGCTGACTCTTAATGGGTATTTTTTTATGATTTTATTTTCTAAAAAATCACGAAGCTGTACTGGATTTTCAAAATGGTTGATAATATCAGTAGCGCTTAGAGTATCGCTTTCCCACATAGATAAAACATGTTTCTGATTGCTAATTTGATAAGTGTTATTGTGACTAATTATACCAATATCTATATGCCTTGATTTAATGAGTCTGCTAAATGCGGAGGAGTCAGTAACATAAACACCATTGATTTTCCCAGGCATTGAAAATGGAAGGTTATTCATAATAACAGGAACTAATTCATAGTCATCTATATTCTTCCGGAACTGCTCCTCAAATACTTCTGGATTTGATACTAAACCATCCACAAGCCTTTTCACTTGCGCTACTGCTTCTGCAATGAATTCTTTCTTTTGAAAAGCTCTTGTTAATGAACCTCCAGATAGTGTGGTATTCTTACACTCCAAAACAAATGCTTTGTCGTCAAGTAAAAATACAGCATCATATTCATATTGTTCTAGCCCTCGTTTAAATTTGAAATGACTGTTAACCAATTTATGCTCATCTAGCATTTTTATCATATCATTTTCAAACCCATAACCTTTTTTCGAAAGATCGGCTTGTTTAGAGGAGAATTTCGAAAGAATTATATTACTAATAAGAGGTGCTGTATATGCTGGTGTGAATAGTAAATAAGAGGAATTTGATGTTTGAATTAGTGGCGAGTCATATATGTCTCGACTATCATTACCAAACGTAATGCTTTTTATAAAAATATCAGCTTTTAATTCGGTAAATCCGCCTAATCTTAGTACACTAGTAATTTCTTCTTTGCTGTAAATAATTCTATGTTTTGCATTTTGTGATAAGTATGAGATTACAGAATATCCTCTCACCCATTCACGTAAACTCAAGCCTAAAACAATGTCATTGCTGTCATGACTTGAGACGGCTTCCATCAAAGAACTTAAAAATGGATATTCCTCAAGTATTATTGGGTGAGCATCTAAAGAACCAGACCACTTACTAATATCTGATGGGAGTTTCTTTTCAAGCCGGAATTTAGAAATTGCTTCAAAGAAATTCTGGCTTAAGCGTCTGGACAATCTTTCATTAGAGATTGAATCATAATATTCAAAATCGTCTCTAGTACGATTGAAAAGAACAGCGGTAGTGATACCATCTGTTTGCAAAATTTCTGGAATTTCATTAGGCTGTGCAATTTGTATGTCGTTGTCGAAATAAATACAACTTTTAGTACATGTGATCAAATCATTCCATGCTAAAGAATAATAGAAAATTGATGAGGCCCTATTAACCAAAGACTCATCAACATCTATCCTGTCAGGAATTATAATGTCTTCTGATCTTGTTAATTTATGTTCATATGCAAGCATTTTCAGAGTTAATGTTAAAAAACTAACTATTTTATCTAAGGCGGAGTCAGGAGAAACCGAGATTCCATCATCAGTTAAAATATTTTTTTGATTTAGGGTGAATGGGGTTCCACTCTCCCCCATTTTAGATGAATGAGCTTCCATCAGTTTTTGTAAATGATAGCCTTCCTCTAAGGCATTTTTGATGACAGCCCAGCATAATGTCTGAATATTTTCTTTCATCAGTGGCAGTGTTTTTAAACCAGTTTTTATTTCATCGATAATAATCTCGGATGTTTTAAAGACCGTGAGGAGTTTAGACAGATGCTTAACCGTTGTATCACATTGAATGTTATTTATTAGGGCCTCAAAAAAGCTATCTCTTTCCTGTCTTTTGTTCCTATTATGAGGTTGAAAATTTTTAAAGTTTTGCGTTTCGAATTTTACTAAATCACGAACGGATTCATTTTCATTGAAAAATGGTATTGCTTTGAGTAATCTTTTGGTTTTGTATTTAGAGCAATCTTTAGATATTTCTTCGAAGTTTATATGTGTCATAATTTTCACTTGCAGATATTAAATTATTATGAATGGTAAAATAATATCGCCATCACCATTATGCATACCAACACTGAGTTATTTTTACCTCCATTTAGGAATGCTATCTTAAATTAAGGTTCATTATCAAACTCAGCAGTGTGTAAATAAAAATGCGAAGATAGCTTGTCTTTTAGCAGCCAAAATACCATCTCCGGGAGATGACAGCAATACATAGCTAATCATATTCATGTTTCGTCTATTTCCATTGCGTCATTGTCATTTTTGATGATTAGTTGCGGGACCACACCCTAGGCTGTTAGCAAAGTCTGCTGTTGGCACAAAGCTGCCTGTCTGGCACAGGCTAATCTCTGTGCTATGACAATGCCAGCTCAAATATGAACTAATACCAATCACCAGATGCCGGAAAGCCTTAAACATATCCGGAGATTTCCGGCCAGGTGATATCCGGGGTGCCACTCAGGTCAGCGGCTTTAAGCGCGTCAATGTAATCAAGCCAGCCGTTGAGGGTGGTCAGTAATTATACCGGTATCTTCCGGCGTATTAGCTGGCCGTCGCCTCAGACAGCGCAGGCCACTCAATATCGGGGGCTGAGGAGGTATCAATACGCATCAACATAACCCGGTATTTTTTCCATTCAGCGAGTGCAGCAGTCTCTTCGTCCGTGGCGATTCCGGCATCAACAGCATCCTGCAGCCAGGTTATCTCCGAGTCTGCCGCCGCGCGCAATTCCGCTTTTTTCATGTCTGCATGGCTGACCAATTGCGCCGGTGATGGCAATGGCAAATCGTTCCAGGCGGGCATGTTATCCGCGCCCACGCCGCGCTCTTTTCCCTCCGGCGGCATCCCCATAAACACACTGGCGACACTGTCATCAATGTCGGTGATATCGGAAGGTAATGAGCCGCTCGCTTCGTATTGTTCCCGCAAAGCCACGGCATAGAAAGCGTTCGTTGATGCGCTCCAGTAATAGTGATTCATCGTTAGTGGCCCACTGCAATAATAAATGCGCCGATGCTCCCCTGAGGGGTTACCGACGTATACGACTGAAAGGTCGTTTTTGACAAATTGTTAATACCGAAAATTCCGGCGATGCCTGGCTGGGATCCGTTATGGGTAGCCACTACGGAAATCGCGCCATTAGGAAACGCAAAAGGGAAGCTGACAACCTTTGTCGCAGCGGAAGTATCAGCCATCAGGGCAGTAAAAAACTGGACGATAAAGCCGCCGGGGAGCATGAACCAGTTTGCGCCTGATGTGAAAGCACTCATATCCGGGATCTGGTTAACGCCTGTCCCGACGTTCTTTGCCGCCGCTGTTCCCAGACCAAGGTATTCGAGGATCGCCGCAACGTTCTTCCCCGACAGCTCAGTCAGAGTTTTATCAAGCGGCTGTTTTTTTGCCAGCTCCCCGGAAACCAGTGCGGCAATAGCAGCCTGAACAAACGCAGTATTCGCGAGTTGTGTATCGTTAGACGCCTGCGCGGCGGTTGGCGCTTTCGGTGTGCCGGTGAAAACCGGGCTGGCAATCGGGGCATATTGCGTGTGCGGGTTGCTGGCCGCGATATGCTGTTTCAGCAGATTGTCGGCATACGCTTTCACCTCAATGAAGGCGTTATCAACATATTGCCGTGTCGCCAGCACGACCGACGGGTCGATTTTCAGCGTGACGGCAGCGGTCGAGGACACAATCAGCACCATGCGGATGGTCTGCGTGCGCCCGCTCCCCTCCTGCAACTGCGGCTTGTAGGTCTCCGGGCAGTTAGCGACGGCAATCAGTACGCCGTTATCGTCATAAAGCCCGATTTCGCGTATCCAGAAACCACCCTCGTTTTCCGGGATAACCTGCTCGGCGATAATCTGGCTGGTGTTGTTCGCGTCAACGCTCAGCATATTCAGCGGCGCAATGCGTTTCTGGTTAACCAGCTTCGTTTGCATGGCGTCCGGTGTTGGCAACGTGCCGTTGCCGTCCCCCACAGCCATTTGCGTGATGTTGAGCTTTGTTCCGAGCGCGGTCGCGTTCGCCAGCAGTGCCGCGCCCTGGCTGGTCAGAATGGCAAAGAATTTCGCGGTCATGCGATTACTCTCATGTTGTCGATAAAATGAATGGCCGAGGCCGGGAAGTATTCCCCGCCGCCGGTGATGTCTTCGGGCAGATACGGATAAACGGCCAGCTCGTCACCGGCATAGCTTCCCGCCTCGATATAGCACTCGCCCGATGTGCTCAGGCTGATGGCGAGGCCGGTCAGATGGCGGCTGGCGGGTTTTGCATCGTCAATGAGCCTTTCCAGCTCCTGATACATCTCGTCGGTAATGCCGCCATCCAGCACCCCCACCACCAGGCGAAACGTGCCGGGCTCCTCGTTGAGCTCCCACCATTCGCGCACCTCGATAAGAAAACCGAGCGGCTCCACCACGCGGCGCAGGGCGCTGATGGTGCCTTTGTGCTGATGGACGAAAAACGCGGAGGCAATAACCCGGCGTTTAGTGGCTTCCGGCCAGTCAGCATCCCACCGGTCAACAGACAGCGCCCACGCCAGATAGGGCAGCAGGTCAGCCGGGCAGGTCTGCGGGTTCCATAACGTGCGCAGCGGAACCGGGACGCGGATAATCTCCGCCGCTGCCTGCGTGGCGGCCACCTCCAGCGGCGCCGAACCGACGGGTAACAGCCGGTCATTATTCATCGTTCCCCCCGTTGGTGATGCTGTATCCGGTGCAGAAAGAGGCCTGATGTTTGCCGAGCACAATGTCGCCCTGCGGGGCGCTCAGCTCCACACGCTGCACACCTTCAACATGGAGCGCGGCATAAATGGCCGACTGGCGAACGTCACGACCAAGCCGGTGCTGGGTGGTGATATAGGCTTTGAGTTTCTCTTCGGCAGCGGCGCGAATGGGTTCCGCTTCGGGGCCAGGGTAAAAATACAGTGTGGCGGCCACCTCATACGGCACAATCTCCGCTGCCTGCACCGTCACACGGTCACCCACCGGACGCACATCCTCAGCGTTGAGCGCCTTTTCCACAACGGCCAGCAGGTCATCGCCCGCCGTGCCGTCGCCCTCGCGGGCAAGCACGGTGATGGTCACACAGGCCGGTGTCGGGCTCTCCACGGAAATATCGGCGACACGCCCGTCGGCGCTGCGTCCGTGGTACTCATAGGCACCGACCGGACCGGCCACGCTCAGCCCCTCAAACGCCTGTTGCGCGCGCAGGCGTAAATCGGCATCGGACTCCATCACCGCCGCCACCGGCGGGATAGCGGTATCGTCTGCCGGGATGATGGTCAGTCGTGTGGTGTTGTTGTTCGCGGCAATAACATCGAGGTCAGCCCCGGCAGCGCTTGCCAGCGTCACCGCGCAGGCGGCTTCATTCACCCGCTGGCGCCAGATAACCTCCCTGTAGGCATTCTCCTCAAGGAATTTGGTCAGCGGCTCGGACTCCAGCTCCAGTGTACGGGCAACGGCGTCCTGCTCATCAGCAGGGAACAGCGAAACCAGCGTCGCCTTGCGCTCAGCGAGAATGCTCTCGTAATCGAGTTCCTCCACCACATCCGGGGCGGGTAACTCGCTCAGGTCAACAATCGGCATGGGTTCAACTCACAGGAATGGTTAATGAAAGGGTTTCCCCGGTGCTGACGAGCTGGCCGGTCACATTGACAATCATCCGGCCTTCGCTTTGCTCCGTGGTAATTTCACTCAGCGTGATACGCGGCTCCCATTTCAGCAGCGCCATATAACAGGCCACACGGATTTGCAGCGTGAGCGCCGGTGTCTGCGGCTGGTCAATCAGCGTGGAGAGCAGCGAGCCATATTCCCGGCGCATGACGCGGGAGCCGACCGGCGTGCGCAGAATGTCACCCATGCTCTGACTGACGTGCTGTGAATCGGTAAGCGTGCGGCCATTTACACGGCTCATGCCGTTATAGTTCACTGTCACAGGGGCGCTCCTGTTGTGCCGCCGCTGTCGCCGGGGTGCTGATGGGTGTGAAGCACTTTGCCGTTGGACGACAACGAGCCGCCGGTGTGCTCGATGTTTCCGCGCATCGTGCCGCCGTTCTGCACCTCCAGCGTGCCGGTAATGAGCCTGTTCGTGCAGGTCACTTCCGGGGTATCAAGCGTGATGCGCGAAGAGGCTTTAACCAGTACCACCGGCACGGTGGCAGTAAGGGATTCAGATGCGGTAACGTCGGCGGTTTTGATGCCGCTGACGGTCAGCGCGCTGGCCGCCGGTTCGTACTCGATAACCGCGCCATCCGGGAAAGCAATATGCAGGGCGTCAGCCGAGGCCGACGGCGCAGGATGGTCATCGGAGAAAATACCGGGCAGCACAAACGCGGTATCGAGCTCGCCGCCCACGGCCAGAATTAACACCTGCTCGCCGACGGAGGGAGCCCACCATGTGCGCGAACGCCCGGCGCGCTGCGTCAGCCAGTTAAGCCACGTCGTCTGCATTTCTCCGGTCTGGACGCGGCAAAGCCCTTCTACAAGGTCAACTTCGGTCACAATGCCGGTACGAATGAGGTTGCGAATCGCGCGAGCGATTTCCTGAAGCGAATTTAAAGTATTCATGGGAAAAAGGATGCCGCTGATAATCATCTACAGCAATCAAAGGGGGTTCTGTTGTGCAGGATACAATCGCATTAAAATAAGTTGATGACGTTTCATATATTAGAGTAAAGGTGACCATAGCCAAGAAACGGACGTTGGACGCTATGCAATTTTGAAGCCTGAAATTTTCGCCCAATAACTTTCTTTGTTGTCTGATGACTAGTTATATGATTAACGATAGACTCCTAATATGCTTTCAATAGATTTCTATGATTTTAGAATGAAAAATCAATAAAAAGGGGGCGGAATGTTTGATTCAATAGTATTAAATCGTTCTATCGATAGGCCATCTCTTACTGTTGGAGAAATCGCGGAAGCTTTGGTCTTCTATCAAAATGTTCATATCGTTATGGATATCTCAACACTATTAGAACTTATTCGCACTATAGGCCATAATAATGTAATAAAACTATTATCACTACCTGACGTAAAGACGACTTTTATTGAGGATTTTGTAGCGGTATATACTCAAGACTCAGGAAGCGGTGCGGAGCATTCACTCATCAGCGCCTACCTTTCGGGTAACGCCAGCGGCGTTCAGTTGAACAGTTTGAAGAAAAGGTTAAATTATAAAATTTCACAACAAGGGCTAACCAAGTCTGAGACCGAAGTCTTTATTGAAAGGTTTAGAAAATTAATAGTTCCAAGGAGGTTAGCTAGCGATCATTTTATTAGTGGGGGGATCATACCCACAGCAAGAGAAGATTTGAATGATGAAGATTATGTTTCTGCAGCAGCACGTATAATTGTTAGTAATTTGCTTGCCGGTCAACGCCCTCCTGAAGACTTATTTTATAAAATACATAACAATAAAGATACTTTTCGTATAGATACAAATATCGACTTCGCTAAAATCAATCAATTCAACATAAATAGAGTCGAGATGATTGGAGAAGCAACTCCAGCAAGTGTCGCTAGAGATATACTTGGAGCCTCTTATGGGCTCATCCTTGCGGGTTATTATGGGGGAGATTTTTACACATCCAGTACAGAATCTGAAATCATTCAATACAGAAACAAACAGATTTTGGTTCGCGCAAATACAAACCGAAATGAGCTTAATTCTTTCCATAAGATAGTGCTAGAAGGCAGCCCTAACATCTCCTCAATTATTAATGAGAAAGAACGTTCCTTTGAAGAATTCCTTGAACTTCTTAGTCGCGCTAAAAAATTTAAACACTGGCTGAAAAACAAGTCACCTGATAAGAATCTTGTTTCTTCTTATCTGGAAGAAATAACAACAACAGGCTGGCTGGGTAGTGGTTATGGAAAGGCTTTGCGCTATATCGCAAGCACTGCCGCAGGTTTTATTGGTCCAACTACCGGTATAGTAGTATCGGCAATAGATGCTTTTTTCCTTGATAAATTAAGTCTTGGGTGGAGGCCTAACCAATTCATTAACCAAAAAATGAAGCCTTTCATCAATACCCATGATGATCTTTAATTTAATTAAGGCTTGTAGTTTTAAAGCCTCAATTAAAAATCAACATTTAACCTTTGGTTAAGGATAGTATTAACTGAGAAATTGAACTATTAACATCTCAATATGTTTCTTTTCATCTTGACTTATCCCGAGTAATTGGCGCTCTGGATACTGTACACCCTTGCTATGCGGGTTTGGTCGGTCTTTCAGGCCATACTGATGAACCCGCGCAATTCGCAGCACCTTCCCGGTAAACTCCACCACAGCCGCGCTGTCATCGCCGCTGGCTTTCATATAGCGGTTAGTACGCAGTTTTGCGAACATTTCCCGCTTAATCCGGCCTTTCTTCGCGCGCAGCGGCTGGGGCTTTCGCTTTGCATACTGCGAGCCGTCCGGGGCTTTTTGAGCCTTAATTCGCTGTTGCTGACGCTGGCGCAGCTTCTTCGCTATCTCCACGGTCAGGCGACGACGGCCAGCAGGTGACAGCGCTGCCAGCAGCCCGGCAAGCTCATCCTCAAAGGGTTTAAATTCATTCATGCCATTTGCTCACCAGTTCACCATTGATATACATCTCTGTCGGTGGCGTGACCGGCTCCGGCGGGGGCGGTTCCGGGATGCGCCGGACGTGAAGCGCTGAGCCGACCTCGTTAACCAGCGTCCGCTCGGTCAGGGCAAGGCTGATGCTGATATCAAAACTGCTGTCATTGTTGAGATCGGCCTCGAAGGTGAAGCCTTTCGCCTGGCCTGCGTCGGTTTCCATAATGTCGGGTTGGTTCTCGCGCAGCCACGCCAGCACCGGCACAAGCAATAAATCCGCATCGCTGGTGAAGTCGGTTACCACGACATTGAGGGTGTAACGCTTTTCGAATGACAGCGAGGCAGCGAGCGTGGCGACAAGGTTGCCGCTGTCCACAAACAGCCGCAGCATCTCAGGGTTGGTTTTCAGCACCGGCACGGCATCAGCCAGGGCTTTTCTCAGGCTTTCGGGCTTCAGCATCTGTATCATCCTGGCATTGTTTAACGGCTTCGACCTGGAGCGCACAGCTTTCTAACGCGTGCTCAAGGTTGCGGATATCGGCACTCAAATCACCGTTCGTGTGTGGATCGCTGCCCGGCATCAGGCAAAGGCTGACTTTCGGGCAAGCGTTGTAAACAGTCACCGGCACTGGCGCAGGCGGCGCGCCTGTGCAACCGGCGCACAGCATCAGGTAAATCAGCGCTGTACCAGCGGCGAAAGGCGTCATTTTCATTGAGTAACCTCGTTATGGTTTGTTCCCGCCGGGCTTCCCGCTCACCGGCGGCGTTCAGCTTCTGGCGCAAATCCACCTGCGCCCGTTCGTTTTTATCCGCCTGGTCGCGGGCAACAATGAGCTGATTTTTCAGCATGCCGATCGTCAGCTTTTGCTCGCCCGTGACGCGGTTCGCTTTCTCAAAAGATTCCCGCAGGGTGCCATTCTCATGGCGCAGCCACAGCAGCCCCGCCACCGCAAGCGCCAGCACCACCATTAACGTTTTCATTGCGCCCCCTTAAGGCAGTAATCCCGCTCACGCTTGCGCCGGTTTTCGAGCCCGGCATTTCTGGTGCCGTTGATGTAGACCCAGCGCGGGAGCTGGTCACAGGCCTGTTGCCACTTTTTCTGGTTCAGGAAATAGACCAGCGTCGATTTACAGGCCGCGCCGGTGCCAACGTTAAACGCAAAGCTGACCACCGCATCGTAAACAGCGGGCGGTATCTCAACCGGCGCGCACGCTTCGAGACGGCGCTCCGTATTCAGCACATCCGCGACGAGGTTGCTCGCGGCCTCCTGCTCAGTGATGTTGCGCTTTGGCACCACCCCGGCAGTGTGGCCGATGCCCGATGTCCATACGCCCGCGCTGCACTGGTAGGGACGCAGGCGGCATCCTTCGAGGTCGGCAATCAGCGCCAGCCCCTGTTGCGAGGTATGGAGTAAACGAAAATCAGGCACCAGTGCCGCCAGCGCCAGCACCGCGGCCACACTGCAACGTTTAACGATTGATGACATTGCTGATATCCCCGTTAGTCAGGTGCTGTTGATGAAGCTGCGTTGACAGCAACACATAGCTTTTGCGCCGGTAATACCAGTTAACGCCGACCGTCAGCACCACGCCCAGCGCACCAAAGTATGCGGCGAAATCCTGCGGCGTCATTGCCCCGAAAAAGGTCAGCGCGACGCTAATCCAGTAGGCCAGCGACGAGGTGATTTTCTCCATGCTCAGTCCCATAAATTCACCGTTTCGGCAGCCGGTGCGGTGTCAGTGTCCGGCAGCTCAATCGCCGTGCCATACGGCAGCACCGCGCCGAGTTCGGCCAGCCCCGGATTAGCGGCGAGCACCGTTTCGACCACGCCCTCAGTGCGCCCGTAATAGCGGTTACAAATCACATCCAGCGTGTCGCCCTGATGCGCATAAACCTTCATCAGATTTGCCCCACGATGCAGCGCGGTTTGTCCTGAATACGGGCGACCGACCAGCGCATGTCCCGCCACAGGTCATCGACCGTGGTGTCGATGCTGTCCGCTTTTTTGTCGCCTTTCGCGCTGGCATCCACCCCGCGATAGCGCTCATACAGCGTGGCGGCCGTCATTGCACACACCGCGCTCAGATAGTGAAAAATACGCATGCTCTCGCCGTCGATATCATCCGCCGGCACATCAGCGAGGCGCGCAAAACCGGCTTTCATCTGGCTTGCCCGCCAGTCAAAAAGCTCCGCGTTGGTTTCGGCTATCCCGGCTTTGATGGCATGGCGCAGCCGCGCCGGGGCGATGGTCTGCTCAAGGCGCATCAGCTCGCGCACGCGTTTCGGCTCGATATCGGGAAAGAAAAAGGTGTTTTTAATCACCGGCTCGTCACTGACAGGCGGCGGGATGACCACCGTGCCGCGCTCCGGCTGCTCGTTATTTTTTTCAATAATCAGTGTCGTCATGACTGCCTCTGAAAAGGGTGGGCGGTGGACGCCGGTCGCAGATAAGGTGAACCACCCTCATTGACCGGCGTGCCGCCCTGGCGCGGGGCGCATTCGGTTAACCGGCGGCTTTACGGGGGCGACCCCGCCCGCGTTTCGCCGGTGTGGCTGTTTTTTGCTGTCGTGCGGTTTTCGCGGGCGCTTTCGGCGCAGGCTTTGCGGCAACAGGCTTCGGGTTCAGTTCGCGGGTAAGGCGCTCAATGTCCTTGCGTACCCCCGCATTACGGTCGAGCTGGTTCGCGCGTTGCAGATGTGTCATGGCGTCATTGAGCTGACCGGCATCGCGCAGCGTCAGGCCAGCGACCTTGTGCAACCGGGCGCGTACCTCGTCGGGCATGTCGGCGGTACGGGTCAGGGCGAGGGTCTCCAGAATGCCCGCTATATCGACCGGCTCACCGGCATCACGGGCGCGCAGTACCGCAAGGGCGACCTCTTCGGCCAGCATGTAAGGCGCGGTGCGGGTGTGGGGTTCAGGCATCGCGAGGTTGTGGCGCAGCGCGTAGCGGGCAATCTCCAGCGCGCCGGGAATATCACCGGCATCGAGACGCCACAGCATGACCGTCATTAAAATGGCATCCTGCGCGCCGGTGCCGTTCTCCAGCACGCCCGTCACCCACGGCAGATAAAACGGCAGCAGCTCGCGCTTTTTCTCTGCCTTGCGCTCTTTTGAGTGGATACCTTTCAGCGTCCGGCGGTCTGCGGCCAGCTTAACGAGCATCTGCTCATAAGCGGTGGCATGGCGCAGCGGGGCGTTATCCCGCTGCGCGGCCATCATGGCCGAGACCCGCATCGCGTGGCGCTGTGCGGGGCTCGCCATCGGTTACGCTCCTTCGCCGGTGCTGGCCGGGGCAGTAGTGGAACCCACCAGCATTTCTTTCATGGCTCCGGTCAGTTCAGTCGCGAACACTTTCGCGATAGCCAGTTCCGGTGTGTCGCTCTCGTCCTGCTCAAGGATCTCAATATTTTCAATCAGGCAACCGGCTTCGTAATCTTCAATCACGAAATCGACTTTCACCTGCTCGTAGTTTTCCACCTGGTCGAGCTTCGGATTCTCGATGATGTGGCGGCGGTGGCCGTCCTCATACAGATAGATTGAGAGGTTATCCAGCGTGGTGATCAGAATGCTGCTGGCCGGGAAGAACGGCGCGCGCACCGCCTGCAACTGGCCGATGGTTTTCTGACTGATAATCAGCTCACCGGCGAGCTGTTCACTGTTCGCCTGGAATTTGTTGATCATCGGGAAATATTTGTCGGTCAGAATGCGGCGACCACAAATCACAACCATTTCCGGGTTTTCGCGGTGCATCTCTTCAATCAGGGATTCATGCGCATCCATGACCAGCGCGTCGAGGTTTTTGTAAACGCCGTTTTTGCCGATGGTGATTTTCTCCGAAATCACCTTGCCGTCTTCGTCAACAGCCCTGCTCATGACGCGCTCCGGCGCGTCGTTGCGGTATTTCTGCAACCAGCCGACAGCGACATCCTGCAACAGGGGATTGGCCTTGCGGTCAGAGGTGGCCGCACGGCTTACACCGTTAAAGCCGATGGTGATGTAATCCAGTGCCTGGCGCTTGATGATCGCGTTACGGATGCGGATCTGAAAATCCTGAAAACGCGCCCACAAATCGAGTTTGTTATAGCTCAGGTGATAATCGAAGTTCACCGGATGGCAGAAATAGCGGTACGCGTCCAGCTTCGAGAAATCAGCGGTTTTGCGCTCGACGCCGTTGGCCGTATCGGCGGTGCTGGCAATGGTGCCGTTAACGTCGATGCCGACCTTTTCCTCGGTCAGCTCGCGCACCACGACCATATTAATCTGTTGCAGGAAGGAGGAAGACTGCTGGACTTTGTCGAACAGCGTCTGAGTGACCGACGGCTCGACACTGAATTTTTTGCTCAGGTCTTCCACGCCGACGCCGTTCAGCTCAGCGAGGCGGCTCAGCCAGGCATTAAATTTAAAACGGGTTTCTTTACGCATTGTCTTTATGTTCCTGTTCTGAAAAAGGGCTGATTAGCAGTCGGTCAGCGCAGCGGATGCACCTTCACCGCCGGTGCTCAGTTTCCGGCGCGGCTGCGTCTCGCTGGGGGTTTTGTCCAGGGTGGCGGTGATCGCACTGAATTGCTCAGCCGTTGAGATGGATTGCGCTTCAAGCCCCTGCTTAACCTCCGCGAGCTGGCTTTCGAGCGTGCTGAAACGGGTATCAATGCCGTCGCCGCTGGTCTGGACACGTTCAGCAATCGCCGTCACGGCTTCATGCACATCGTTAAAACGCGCGTCGGTGCTGGTCTGCTGACGGCTGAAAATGGCCTTAACCGAGTCGGTCAGCCGGTTAAGCAGGGTGTCGGGCTCCTCTTCAAACTCAATTTCCGCCAGCGTGGCCGCCGAGAAAAAATTCTCAGGGCTGGCTTTGCGGGAGTTCAGCGGGTTGTGTTTTGCGATGCGGCAGAATTCCAGATATTCGGTGCCGAGGCTTGCCGGATCATCGGTCACGGCCAGGCCGGTGAGGTAGCACTTGCCGCTGTTGCCAAAATTCGGCTGGATCTCCATTGAGGTATAAACTTTCTGGAGCGCCTTATTCATGGCGATCAGCTCATCGGTCGGGGTGATTTTCGCGAACAGCGCCAGCTTGCCCTTCAGCGCGGAATCGTCCTCGATTTTCTCCGCTTTCAGCTCGACCACATCGCCATAGCGTTTAAACGGGCTGTCCGGCATCAGCCCCTTGATGTGCTCAAGGTTGATGCGGCAACCATAGACACGTGGATCAAACGTGTCGGCCATTTCCTGAATTTCCGTCGCGCCAATAATGCGACCGTCGCAGGTGTCACCCTCGACGCCGATGCGAAACCATTTTGAAACTACTTTTTTTGCCATCGTCAGGAGTCCTGATTGTCTGTGAAGGATTCACGGTTTTGTCAGGAGGTAGTTTCCCGGCTCGTCCGTTGCTTCGCCATCAGTCACGGATGGCTTGACCCCGACACATCAGTACCTTAGCGAATCGCTGACCGCGCTTAAGTAGCCTTGCCCTGTATCCATCACGGCGAGGCAGGCATGACCATCACCACCGACACCACACTTTTAAACGACCCGCGACGACAGGCGGCGCTGTTGTACTGGCAGGGCTTTTCCGTGCCGCAAATCGCGGAAATGTTGCAGACCAAACGCCCGACGGTGCAGAGCTGGAAACAGCGCGACGGCTGGGACGAAACCGCCCCGTTAGACCGTGTGGGAAACACACTGGAGGCGCGGCTCATCCAGCTTTACGCCAAACCGGAACTGACCGCGCACGACTTCAAGGTCGCTGACTTTCTGGCGCGCCAGATGGAGCGCTTTGCGCGTATTAACCGCTACGGCCAGACCGGCAACGAGGCCGACCTCAATCCGAACGTGGCAAACCGCAACAAAGGCGATCGCAAAAAGCCGAAAAAGAATTTTTTCAGCGAGGAGGCAGTCGAAAAACTGGAGGAGATTTTCTTTGACCAGTCTTTCGCCTATCAGCTCGGCTGGCATAAAGCCGGGCTTGAACACCGCATCCGGCACATTCTCAAATCCCGCCAGATTGGCGCGACGTTTTATTTCGCCCGCGAGGCGCTGTTACGCGCCCTGAAAACCGGCCATAACCAGATATTTTTATCCGCCTCAAAAACGCAGGCGCACGTGTTCCGCAAATACATCATTGCGTTTGCCCGGCTGGTTGATGTTGACCTTACCGGCGACCCGATTGTCATCGGCAACAACGGCGCGGAATTGCTGTTTCTCGGCACCAACTCCAACACCGCGCAGAGCCACAACGGCGACCTGTATGTCGATGAGATTTTCTGGATACCCAACTTCCAGCGGCTGCGCAAAGTGGCGTCGGGCATGGCCTCACAAAAGCACCTGCGCACGACCTATTTTTCGACACCCTCCTCGCTCGGTCATGGCGCGTATCCGTTCTGGTCAGGCGAGCTGTTTAACCGGGGGCGCGCCAGCGCCAGCGAGCGGGTTGATATTGATATCAGCCATGCGGCATTAGCGCGCGGCGTGGCCTGCGCAGACGGGCAGTGGCGGCAGATTGTCACCATTGAGGACGCACTCGCCGGGGGCTGTACCCTGTTTGACCTCGATGCGCTGCGCCAGGAGAACAGCGCGGATGACTTCCGCAACCTGTTTATGTGTGAGTTCGTCGATGACAAGGCGTCGGTGTTCCCGTTCGAGGAGCTGCAACGCTGCATGGTTGACAGCATGGAGGAGTGGGAGGATTACGCGCCCTTTGCCGACCGGCCATTTGGTCAGCGCGTGGTGTGGATGGGTTACGACCCGTCGCACCGTGGCGACAGCGCCGGTTGCGTGGTGATCGCGCCGCCGCTGGTTGCCGGGGGTAAATTCCGCATTCTGGAGCGCCATCAGTGGAAAGGGATGGATTTTGCGACACAGGCCGAATCCATTCGCGAGCTCACGCAAAAATATAACGTCGAATATATCGGGATTGATGCGACCGGGCTCGGTCAGGGCGTCTTCCAGTTGGTGCGCTCCTTCTACCCGGCAGCGCGCGACATTCGCTATACCCCGGAAATGAAAACCGCAATGGTGCTGAAAGCCAAAGACACCATCACGCGCGGTTGCCTCGAATATGACGTCAGCGCAACCGACATCACGCAGTCGTTTATGTCCATCCGCAAAACCATGACCAGCAGCGGGCGCAGCGCCACCTATGAGGCCAGCCGCACCGAAGAAGCCAGCCACGCGGATCTCGCCTGGGCGACCATGCATGTACTGATTAACGAACCGCTGACCGCCGCGAGCGGCCAGCCTTCATCCTCAATTCTGGAGTTTTATTAATGGCAAAACGCAATAAACGCCACCACACCCAACCGCGCCAGCATACCGCCGCACCCGCGCAGAGTATGGAAGCATTTACCTTCGGCGAACCGGTGCCGGTGCTCGATAAACGTGACATTCTGGATTACGTGGAGTGCATCGATAACGGCCAGTGGTACGAACCACCGGTGAGCTTTTCCGGGCTGGCGAAAAGCATGCGCGCCGCCGTTCACCACAGCTCGCCGATTTATGTCAAACGCAACATTCTGGTATCGACCTACATTCCGCACCCGCTGTTATCACGGCAGGATTTTACCCGCTTCGCGCTTGATTACATGGTGTTCGGCAATGCGTTTATTGAGCAGCGCCGGAGCGTGACAGGCAGGCCGCTTAGATATGAAACGTCCCCGGCCAAATACACCCGGCGCGGCGTGGAGGAGGATACCTACTGGTATATTCAGAATTACACGAAACCACATCCGTTTGCACCCGGCTCGGTGTTCCACCTGCTGGAACCCGACATTAACCAGGAGCTTTACGGGATGCCGGAATATCTGAGCGCACTTAATTCGGCCTGGCTGAATGAGTCGGCGACGCTGTTTCGGCGCAAGTATTACCAGAACGGCGCACACGCGGGCTACATCATGTACGTGACGGACGCGGCGCAGAGCAGTACCGATGTTGAGGCGCTGCGCAAGGCGATGCGGGATTCGAAAGGGCTCGGCAATTTTAAGAACCTGTTTTTCTATGCGCCGAACGGAAAAGCCGACGGCATTAAAATTGTGCCGCTGAGCGAGGTCGCCACCAAAGACGATTTTTTCAATATCAAAAAAGTCAGCGCCACCGAC